GCCGCGGTCACGCCGTTGAAGCCGATCATGATGCGGTCGAGAGCCTGCTGCCGCACAATGGCGTCGCGCAGCAGGGTCTGGAAGTTGGGGAACTTCGCCCAGGCGTCGAGCTTCTTGTACGTGATGTGGGTGTCGAAGTCGGTCTTACGGCACTCGTAGCCCTGATCGTCCAGGCTGGAGACGTCGCGCGTCTGGCGATCGGCAACGCTGGTGTCCGTGCGGCCGGCGATCGGGCCGCTAACGCCCAGGCGGAGCTTCTCGCCCTTCATCTCGTCGACACCGATGATGTTGATCCGGTTGAGGAACTCGGAGCTCTCCTGGATCTTCTTTTCCAGCGTCTGTTGAACACTCGGTTCGACGGTGAACGTCTTGGTGGTGTCGCTCACGCCGTTCAGCTGCGCGATGCGCGCTACATACGCCTCAAACGCTTTGCGGGTATCGTTACGCATGGTGGCCAGCGCCTCTTAGCAATCGGTTACAGTGCCGCCGTTGCCACCCGTGGCGGCGGAGCGGGGCGGGGTTGCGGGGGTGTTGTCCAGTCGCTCGCGCAGCGCGGTGAATTCCGTCCGCAGCTGCTCGTGGGCGGCTTTGAGCTCGGAGAGGACGGCGGCGGTGGCGCATTGGTCGAGCGCGGTGCGCAGCTCGGCCGCTTCCCGTACGAACAGCTCGAGCGTGGCCTCGAGGTCCATCCTGAATGCGGCGAGTTCGGCCTGGCCGGTCTTGCGGTACCGGTTGAATAGAGCCTTCACGCTGTCGAGCAGCGAGGGCTTGTTGTCCTTCGCCTGTTCCTCGCCGAAATCGAGCTGCGTCTCGATCGCGGCCGTGAACACGTTGCGCGGGGTCTGCTTGCGGGAGGCGAGCGGGCTTTTCTCGCCCTGGGCGGCGGAGAACTTGAGCATCTCGGTGCCCAGACTGGCCGGGGAGTCGGTGACCGCCAGGCCCACCAGGTACGCCTCCCCAGTCCCGGCGAAGTCGGGATCGACCTCGATCGAGGTGTAGATCTTCTGTCGGGCCTTGGTCAGCGCGATCAGATCGGGAGTCGGATCGAGTTCGGCGTAGAGCTCCAGTTTCCCATCGGCGTTTTCTTCGACCGATACAGCGGTGACATCGCCGTATGCCTTGAACGGGCCGTCCGGATACACCCCGCGATAGTGTTCCAGCCAGATCCGGGCTCCGTAGCGGGTCGGATCGTAGTTCTTGGCGATTTGTTCGAGACAGGTCCGGCTAATCGTCCGGCCATCGGTGGTGGCGCCTTCGGTGGCGACGCGGAACCGCTTCATCATTGTCCCCCTGGTTCGGGTTCGTGACTGCCGTCAGGTTCGGCTGTGCGGCTCCCGGCTACAACGCGCGCGCGGTGTATAGGACCGCGCTTACATGAGCAGGTGCGGGGGCGGCTGCGGGCGCGCGGGTACGCTGCCTGCCATGACTACGCTGCCAGACCGCCCTGATTCCCCTCGTATTATTGCCCGCAACCTGTATTGGCAGGGCTGGAGGGTCGCGCGCATTGCCGAGCACCTGGGCGAGAATGCGGCGACGATCCACAGCTGGAAACGGCGGGATCGGTGGGATGAGGCCAGCCCGACCGAGCGGGTCGAGAGCGCGCTCGAAGCAAGGCTGGTTCAGCTGATCGCTAAGGAGCATAAGGAGGGGAAGGACTTCAAGGAAATCGACCTTCTGGGTCGACAGATTGAACGCCTGGCCCGAGTGCGCCGGTATCAGCAGACCGGCCGCGAGTCGGATCTCAACCCGGCCATTCACAACCGCAACGCGGTACCGCACAGAAAGCCAGCGCGCAACGCTCTCGACGATGAAGCCGTCGCCAAGCTCGTGGAGGCGTTCGAGGAATCTCTATTCGACTACCAGCGCACTTGGTATCGTGCCGGCCTCTTGCACCGCATCCGCAACTTGCTCAAGAGCCGGCAGATCGGCGCGACGTGGTACTTTGCCCGCGAGGCGATCGTCGATGCTCTCCAGACCGGCAAGAACAAGATTTTCCTGTCGGCCAGCAAAGCTCAAGCACACATCTTCCGCCAGTACATCGTTCAGTTCGTCAAGGACGTGACGGGGCGCGAGTTGCGTGGCGATCCTCTGGTGTTGGCTAACGGGGCGACGCTCTACTTCCTCGGAACTAACGCCCGTACCGCGCAGGGCTATCATGGCGACGTCTACATGGACGAGTACTTCTGGATCCAGAAATTCCAGGAGTTCCGGAAGGTTGCGTCGGGTATGGCCATGCACAAGAAGTGGCGCCAGACCTACTTCAGCACCCCGTCTAGCATTGCTCATGAGGCCTACCCGTTCTGGTCCGGCGAGCTGTTCAACGGTCGGCGCCGCAAGGAAGAACGGGTAGAGATCGATGTTAGCCACGAAGCGCTGTTTCGCGGCGCCGCGTGCGCCGATGGCCAATGGCGGCAAATCGTTACTGTCGAGGATGCCGTTGCCGGTGGTTGTGATCTGTTCGACCTGGATCAGCTGCGGTTGGAATATTCCGAGGACGAGTACGCCAACCTGCTGATGTGCCAGTTCGTGGACGACACACTGAGCGTGTTCCCCTTGGCTGATCTGCAGGCGTGCATGGTCGACAGCTGGGAGGAATGGCGTGATCTGCGACCATTCGCTCCACGACCGCTAGGCGATCACGACGTCTGGATCGGCTACGACCCGGCTGGCGCCGGCGAGGACGGCGACGGGGCCGGGCTGGTTGTCCTCGCGCCAGCACGGTCGGTCGACGGCAAGCATCGCCTGATCGAGAAGCACCGGCTCCGCGGCATGGATTATGAGGCCCAGGCGGAGTTCATCCGTAAGCTAACTCAGCGCTTTAACGTCACCTACATTGGCATCGACAACACCGGAATCGGCGACGCTGTAGCGCAGTTGGTCGCCAAGTTCTTCCCGCACGTCACGCGCTACCGCTACACGCCAGAGATGAAGGCGCGGATGGTGATGCAGACCCAAAACATCATCCGGAAAGGGCGCTTGCAGTTTGATGCCGGCTGGACGGATCTAGCGCAGTCATTCATGGCCATCCGCCGTACCACCACCGAGGGCGGCGGCCAGCTCACCTATCGATCAGGCCGCAGTACGACCACCGGACACGCAGAACTGGCCTGGGCCACCATGCATGCCCTGCAGAACGAACCCCTTGACGGTCCGGCCTTCGGTGCCGGCCGATCCATCCTGGAGATCTTTGGATGAACTACCAAGCCGCGGCTCCCAAGTTTGAGGCCTTCACGTTCGGCGACCCGACGCCGGTGCTCGATCGGTATGAGTTCCTGTACACGGGGATCTGGTCGGCGAATGAGTGGTATGAGCCACCGGTCGACTGGCCAGCGCTGGCCAAAAGCTATCGGGCCACCGCTCACCATGGATCGGCATTGCAGGTGAAGCGCAACATCCTGGTGAAGACGTTCATCCCGCATCGGTTGCTATCTCGCCAGGCGTTCGCCGCGCTGGCGATCGACTACCTGGTGTTCGGGAACAGCTACCTAGAGCGCGTCTACAGCAGGCTGGGCAAGCTGCTCGAGCTGCGGCCTGCCCGCGCCAAGTACGTGCGCCGGGGCGTCGAGCTGGATCGGTACTTCTGGGTGCCGGATTGGCTGAACCACGCTGAGTTCCCGCGCAGACAGATCATCCACCTGATGGAGCCGGACATTGATCAGGAGATCTACGGCTTGCCTGACTACCTGGGAAGCCTGCAGAGCGCCTGGCTCAACGAATCGGCTACCCTGTTCCGTCGGAAGTACTATCTCAATGGGTCGCACGCCGGATTCATCCTCTACATCTCCGATCCGGCGCAGCAACAAGCCGATATCGATGCAATTCGGCAGGCGCTCAAAGAGGCGAAGGGGCCGGGCAATTTCCGCAATCTGTTCCTGTACTCGCCGAACGGCAAAAAAGACGGTGTGCAGATCATCCCAATCAGCGAAGTCGCGGCGAAGGACGAGTTCTGGAATATCAAGAACGTCTCGCGCGATGATCAGCTCGCCGGCCATCGTGTTCCGCCGCAGCTCATGGGCATCATCCCCAACAACACCGGCGGCTTCGGCGACGTCGAGAAAGCGGCGCGCGTGTTCGTCGCCAACGAGCTCGAGCCGCTGCAGGCCAGCTTCCGCGAGGTCAACGAAATCCTCGGCGAAGAGGTGATCCGCTTCAGTCCCTATCAGCTCGGCGTCGAGACCACCGCCAACGCTGGCTGACCACCGCTCCTCCTTGCGCCGCCTTCGGGCGACTCGAAGCTGCGCACAAGAAACTGGCGACGGCACGCACCGCCGCCAGAGTTGCAGTACTAAACTATTTAGACTTCGGTCGCCGCATCGGCACGGTCTCCACAACAGCGGTCCGCTTCCTGCGCTCCGCCTCCCTTACGGGAATGAACTGACCGCTGCCAGCATCACGACCAACTTTACGAGTCTTAGCCATGTCAAACCTCTCATTGCAGCTGTAGCTGCTTCACTGTTTCAGTGCCTTGAGAAGGCCCTACCAAAGGCAGGGCCTGTATTGCCCTACCGCCGGGTGCGGGGGCGCCGCGGCCGACGGATCTTCATGGGCCACGCCTTGAGCCCGTACTGACGAGCATCAAGGAGGCGACCCCGGCGATCACGCCGGAACCGGCGGAAGATGACGATGTACTGATCGTCGGTCTTCATAGCCGTACTCCTGAGTTGAGAGGTGGGAACACAGAACTCAGGATTGGCAAGGCACTGGATATTTGGGCGAAACGCCCTTATATTTATTGTGCACATCGGCCTAGGCCGAACCTGAGAGACGGCGACCACCAGTTCCGCCGTCTTTTCGCGCTTAAGCGAAAGAAGGGACCGGAGCGGCAACTCCGAGTCCCTTTTCTTTTACCAGTGAATCAACCCCTCCTCGCGAAGCTGATTCCGCCGGATACCGGCAGCGGTCCGAGACACGCCGAAGGTGGAGGCAATTTCTTCCACGCTCCGGCAAAGATCTGACACCATCTGCACCGGCATCATGAATTCCGCAGCAAACGTGTCCGCTTGCCATTCGCTATCTTCGTACGCGGGCCAGTCGGGGACGTTTCCCCTAGCTAGCTGGAGGGTCTGACCCTGGTGCAGGATCAGATGTCCTAGTTCATGGCAGAACGTGAAGCGTGCCCGGCCGTTCTCAGCGGCGGCCCGTTCGTACACATCTTCACGAATCATAATGATGCCGGCGTCGGGGATGGTTTTGGCCTCCTCGTGTGGAAGTTCCTCCGCAGTAACGTATCGGTACGTGATGTTCCGGCTGTGGAGTTCAAACTCGTAAAGGCCGATCACGTCGATGTAGGGGTCATGAAGTCGGAACAAGCCGCGTGCCTTGCTGGCTTCGACCCTGATCGTTGCGCGTGACAGAGGCTGTACCCTTTGGCCTCTCGGCTTTGCTCCGTTCATGCTCACCTCGTTGTTATTCCTTCTGAGGCCTATGGCTAGTCGATGTGTTCGATGGCCCGCTCGAACACGTCACGAACTTGTTCATCCGTCATCGCCGGGAATCGACGAGCGAATGCCGCAACAACCTCACGCGTCTCTGGCGATGTATCGCGCAGGTCCAGCGTCACCTCCTGCTGCGTACGAGCTGCAGCCCGTAGAATCTCCGATCCATCAAGGCCGCGATCGCTGACGTAGCGAACTACTTGCTGTACCAAATCCTCCGGGACCTTCTTGTTCCCGGTCTCAACCGCAGACAGGTAAGCCGACGAAACTCCAAGATAGTCAGCCATGTCTTTGAGTCTGACCCCTATTTCCATCCGCGCATTCCGTACTGCCTTTCCGAAGGGGTTCACTTTGCTCATGTGCGAGATCCTCGTTGTCGGCCGCTTCGGGTAACGCTCTCCGTTTTGTTCTTCTCATCGCCGTTTGGCGTTACCACTGGTTGTGATTCTCCTCGCGGGCTATACACCCCAACCACAATGTTAACATTGAGGGAAATAAAATCAAGTTACTTGGTTAATTTTTTAACCATGCCCTCGATCGCCAGCATAGGCGACTCCCCACCCACGGCGCGCGGTCGACACCCCGCCCCGCCTGCGCTCTTTGCATGTCGAAAATTCGGCACTCGGCCGCACGCGCTCAGACGGTGCGCGCCGTTGGCTGGCGTGACAGTCCAGGCCTCTCGATCCTCATGCGGTTTGATGCATTCCTGCAGTGCGAGCAGTGGGGGCAGCGACACGTCACGATACAGGGGGGGTGGCGGGAAAAGGTGAGAAAGGTGAGAAGGCCTGAAAGAAGAACCTAAGCAAATGATTTTATTGGCACGCTCGCCTCACCTTCGAAAGGTGAGATGCGGTAAGGCAAAAGGTGATGCTCGTGCAACCCGTTGTTTTTATTTGGATATGGTGACGCTCCCTATCTCCTTATAGAAAGGTGAGGTCTAACCTCTACCTCACCTTTTTCTCACCTTTCCGCGCCGCAATATTTTCTTCCAACATCAATGGGTTGCCCGAATTTCGCCGCCGCTCTCACCTTTCTCACCTTTTTCCGATGGCCCCAAACATTGGGGCGCCATACGCGCGCGCATGACGTGCGCGCGCGCATCATGCACGCACGTCTAGTACGTGAGAGAGGAGGATCGTCGTCCTCTTACATTGCCCAGCGGCGAGCGTCAGCTCACCACAGTTCGTAGGGAGATCTCCGACGGCGTCTATGGTGTGTCGACTCAGTCGCGGCGAGAGAGGAGGACGGGACTAGCCACAGCGAGGTGGACGACGTGGCGCAGCGTAGGCCATTCGACGCATCCCCTAGGGGACGCCATGCTTAGCCTATTCGCTGCGGAAAATCTGTAGTGGATCTGGCATTCAAGGGTGGACGGATCGAGTACGATCCGTTCCACGATCGCCCGCAAAAGCCCTTTCAGTTCGTAATTGTTTGCGCCTTCGATTTGGCGCAACTGCTCGACCAATATCGCCGCCACTTGGTCTTCCGAGATTGCCGCTAGCTGGGCTTGGGCCTGGTATTCCGCCTCGAGGCGCGCCAGCTCGTCGACCAGCACCTTCCGCCGCTTCTCCAGCTCGTCAACCTTGCGGATCGCCGGCGCGGGGTCCTCGAGCTGCAGCGCCAGCGACATGGCTTTGTTGATCTGCGCGTTCACGCCGGCCAGCTCGGTGCGAACCGGCGTGGTCGGATCCTTGAGCAGGGCGGCCGCACGTTTGCGCGTTTCGCGGGTGATCTCGTCGATGAACGCTGGTGATGAAAGGTCGGCCAGGATCTGGCCCGTAACGGCCTGGTCGACCGCTGTCATCGGCACGTAGCGACCGTCGGCGCCTTTTAGCCGATAGTGCCGGCGGGCGTTCCCGATCCATGGGCGGCCGTCCGGGGCTACCAGCAGGCCAGTGAGCAGGTAGTCGGATCTGCCGCTTTTCGCCTGGCTGATCGCCTTACCCATCTCGCTCTGCTCGAGGCGGCGGATCAGCAGCTCGGCGTCGGCGGTGGCGATCAACGCTGGGTGAGTGTCGTGCTGAATTAGCCACTGCTCGCGCGGACGGCGCCGCGTGCTGTTCTTGTAGCCGCCATCCGGATCCCGTTCATTGTGCACGTTCCAGACGGTGTGGCCGGCATAAGTGAGGGCGTTCCATTCGATGCCCACGAGAGAGGACGGGGAGAGCATCAGGTTAGCTTCGGTCGCGGCGCGTCGGCGAGGTACGCCTTGCACGCGTAGCTCCAGGAAGCGTCGCACCCGGCTGGCGTCCTCGGAGAGCTCGAGTACGGTCTTATGTACAGCCTCGCCTTCGCGAATGGCGCCTGTGGGAATCCTCTTGAGGCGGTATCCGATCGGCGCGCGCCCGCCGGCCCGGAAGCCCTGCTTCACATTCTCGGCCATTCCGGCCAGCCCCTTCTCCTTGGACATGAGCGAGTGCACCTCATCCATGGCTTGCAGCACCGACTCCAGGATCACTCGGGTGATCGGATCCATCTCCGGCAACTTGGAGTAGATGATGCGCACGCCGCGCTTCTCGGCCTCGTGCTTGAACACGTGAGCCACGTAGACGCGGCGGGAGAGGCGGGATGTGTCGGTGACCA